TTGTTAGAGGAGTTGGATGGTGTATAAATGTAGCCTTTGGAGAAGTATTCCTATTATTCCAACCAGATGTAACTTGGATAGAATTATAATATGGCAACAGTATCAGGAGTACCCGTTAGTAATATTGAAAAAATTTCATCTACAGATGCTACCAATATTGTGAAAATATCAAGTATAGCAACTGCTAATATCCCTGGTTGGCCAGGAGGTTCAGGCCCATCATGTACAACAGTCTCTTTTGGATATGCCGATTCTAGGATTGAACCACCATCTCGAGCATGTTCTGCACCCCCACAATCATACGATTTTGATGCTACAAATAATTTATTATATACTGCCGGAGGTTGTGGATCAAGTTTTGCTGACCGCGGTTTTTATTCTGATGGTAGAAATATATATTTTTGGGATGGCGAAGCAAGTTGGACAATTGTTGGCGCTTGTGGAAGATAATTTGTTATCCTAATTAATTTTACGTATATTTATGGGAAATAGACTGTTATGCAAAAATTGTTATTTATTGCTCCACATTTATCAACTGGTGGGCTTCCTCAATATTTAACCAAAAAAATAGAATTACTTAAAGATACTTACGAGATTTATCTTGTAGAATGGTCTAATGTTACTGGAGGTGTTTTAGTAGTAACACGAAATAAAATTCTTGATTTAGTTGATTCTAATAAATTCTTTACTTTAGATAAAGATAAAATGGAATTAATTAATATTATTGATCGTGTTCAACCTGATATTATTCATAGTGAAGAAATTCCTGAGTTTTATATGGATTTTGATGTAGCTTCTAAACTCTATAAAACAGATAGAAACTATATCATTGTAGAAACATCCCATGATTCATCTTATGATACAACTCAGAAAAAATTTTTCCCGGATAAATTCATGTTTGTATCAAATTGGCAGATTGAACAATATAAGGATATTGATATTCCACGCGTATTAGTTGAATACCCTATTGAATATATTGATCGCCCTGACCGTGAAGAGGTACTGCATAAACTACAGTTAGATCCCGCTAAAAAACATATTTTACACGTTGGATTATACACATCTCGTAAAAATCAAGCTGAATTTTTTGAATATGCTCGCTCAATGCCTGAATATGAATTTCATAGTTTAGGTAATAGAGCAGATAATTTTAAATGGTATTGGGAACCATTATCTAATGATACTCCTCCAAATTTAACATGGTGGAATGAACGAACAGATGTAGATGCTTTCTATCAGGCGATGGATTTATTTTTATTTACATCTAGAGGTTCAATTAATGATAAAGAAACAATGCCTTTAGTTATTCGCGAGGCAATTTCATATCAAATCCCAACATTAATCTATAATCTTGAAGTATATCAAAACTATTTTGACAAATTTGATACAGTTAATTATCTTGAATTTGATAGTTTTGAAAAAAATTGTGAATTAATTAAAGAAATTGTTGAAGATAATACTACAATTAATATTGATCAAGAAACTATTATAATTTCTACATATCCTATTCAACAAAGTGTAATAAATTCTACAAAAGAATGTATTGAATCCTTTAAACAAACAGGTAGAAAAATTATATTAACTTCTCATGTTCCTATTCCCGAAGAATTACAAGAATTAGTTGATTACTGTGTTTATGATAAAAACAATTTGTTAACTAAACATGATTTTTATCACCATTGTTGGGTCGATTACGGTCATTTTAAAGTAAATACAATATTGCAAGGTGAAGATAATGATGTATATCATGGACCTGCTGTTTATACAAATTATTATAATGCAGCTTCATTAGCTAAAAATTTAGGGTTTAAAAAATTATATTTTATTAATTATGATTATATTTTAAACAATCCTGAATTCATAAATGAAATTTCTATTAAATTAAATAAGAAAAAAGCATTTGTTGATGAAAGAGAATATCCTGAAGGAATGGTAAGTAGTACTTTCTTTATGGGAATTCAAACAGATTTGTTTTTTAAAACACATGAATTTGTATCAACATCTGATCAATATGATAATTTAAAAAATAAAGTAGGTAGTTTGTCTAATGGATATGAAAATCTCTTTTATTTTTCTCTCCAACCTCACAGAAACCAAATACATATAGAATCAGGAGAAAATTGGGATCAATTGATAAATGAAAATTTTAAACATAATAATTTCTCCAGAGTAGAATACACTACAGTTTTGCCAACTAATGTTGAAAATCATTTTGCTATTTTTTATCAAAATTCAAATGAAGTAGATAGTAGAATTTTAGTTGTAGATGCTTTTGAGAATGATAATGAAATTTTTAGTGAAACAGTTAATGTTGGTAGTAAATTTGCTTGGTATAGATTATATCATTTTGCTGGTCAAGAAGTGACTATTAATTTTAATTTTTATGATGCTCATGATAATAAATTTTTAAATAAAAAAACTATTATTATTAATCAAGATTATATCGACAATAAACTTCAATCAAACGGATTTTTAGAAAAAGTTTTATGAAAATATGCCAAGTTAACCCCGGTTGTGGAATACCAATCCCACCTCCTACATGGGGTGCTATAGAAAAAATTGTATGGGAATTTACTTGTAACCTAAAAGAATTAGGTCATGAAGTAGATATTAAATTTGCTGCTGAAATTAACCCTGGTGAATATGATATTGTTATGGTTCACGTTGCTAATTTAGCTTTAGAATTAGCAGATAGAGGTATTCCTTATGTATTCCAACATCATGACCACCATGCTTTCCATTATGGTAAAGATTCAGGGGTATATAAAGAAAATAGAGAAGCAATGGCTAAATCTATTTTTAGTTTAGTTCCTGCTCGTTATTTAGTTGAATATTTTGATTTACCTAATGTATATTATTTTTCACATGGTGTAAACACAGATATTTTTTATCCGAATGAAACCCCTCCAATATCTCATAGTTTATTGATGTTAGCTAATAACGGTTTAGGAGGATATGGATCGTATGATAGAAAAGGATTTGGATTAGGAGTACAACTAGCAATGGCTACTGATTTACCTATCACAATCGTTGGTCCAAAAAATAATGAAAATTGGTTAAAAGATAATCCTTGGGTTAGAGGTTATCCTAAATTAACAATAATGTGGGAACCTTCAAACGATGATTTAAGACAAATTTATAATTCTCATACTATATTTTTACATCCGAGTGAATTAGAAGCGGGACATCCCAATTTAACTTTATTAGAAGCAGCCGCTTGTGGTTTACCTATACTTGGATGGATTGAAATGGAAACTACATTTCATGGATTATGGAGAGCTCCTCGTAATTTAAAAGAGATGTTAAGAGGTTTAACTGATATTACTCAAAATTATAAAGATTATAGACAACGTTCTATAAATACTGCTCAAGAATTATCATGGTTTAATCGTTCAAAAGAATTAATAAATTTATTTAATAAAAATATATGAAAGAAGTTTTAATTGATGAATATAGTAATACCAAAATATTAGCTATTCCCTATAAAAAACCAGAAAATACTTATAATGTTAATTTTGTTAATGGTGCTTTTATTGAAATTTTAGGACCTCTTCAAAAAGAATATATTGTAAAATTTATTAATAGTAAAACAAATAGAGTGTTATTTGAGAACACAATTACTAACAATATGTGGACTCAACCTAATATAAAATATTTAGTTAAATGGCGTATAGAAGTTTATGATAAAGAAGATAATTCAAAAGTTTTTGAACATATTTTTAATCCTGAAGGAAAAAGAATTTATATCCATATAGATTCCACAGCATTAGGAGATACATTAGCTTGGTTTCCTGTTATTGAAGAATTTAGAAAAGAAAATAAATGTGAAGTAGTTTGTTCAACATTCCATAATGAATGGTTTGAAGGAAACTATCCAGAATTACAATTCGTAAAACCAGGATCAGAAGTAAATAATTTATATGGTATGTTTGCTATTGGTTGGTTTTATGATGATAAAAAAGTAGTGTTTGATAAAACACCTATTGACTTTAAAAAATATCCTTTACAACAAACCGCTACTGAAATATTAGGAATGAAATATAGAGAAGTTAAACCTATAGTAAACACCCCTAATAAAAAAACAGACATTGAAGGTAAATATGTTGTTATTGCTCCTCATGCTTCCGCTCATGCCAAATATTGGATGTATCCAAAAGGTTGGCAAATAATTATTGATTATTTAAATAGTAAAGATTATAAAGTTATTATGTTAACCCAAGAACCTTTAGGTGATGATTGGCATGATTCAAAACTTGGTGGAACTTTAACAGGAGTAATTAATAAAACCGGAGATTTTCCTTTAGAAGATAGAATGGTTGATATTCGTGATGCAGAGGCATTTATTGGAGTAGGAAGTGGAATGAGTTGGTTATCATGGTCATTAAATACCCCAACAATTTTAATTTCAGGATTTAGTTATCCATACACTGAAATGCAAGATTGTGAACGTATATTCCCTGATAATCCTAGAGTTTGTAGAGGATGCTTTAATCGCCATTGGTTAAACCCAGGTGATTGGGAGTGGTGTCCTGATTATAAAGATACTCCACGTCAATTTGAATGTACAAAAGTTATTGAACCTTCTCAAGTAATTAAATCTATCAATAAAATTCTTAATCTTTAAAAATTAATTAAATATTTATTGTGGACAAATTTTTAACACCTGAAGAGTTATTTTTAATAAATCATCTAAATTCCCAAAGAGAAAAAATAAAATATCAACTTGGAAATTTAGAATATGAATTACAATTATTGAATCAAGAAAAAAATAAAGTAATTCAAGAGTTGCAACTTTTAGAAGAAAATTTTATTAAAGTAGGAAAAGAATTACAAGAAAAATATGGTGAAGGAGCTTTAAATTTAAAAACAGGTGAATTTAAAAATAAGTGACTTTTAAAAACTTTCAACATATTTATAACAAAATAAAATAACTCATAAAATGGCAGAAGCATTAATATCACCCGGTGTACTTGCAAGAGAAAATGATAATTCATTTATTTCACAAGGACCTATTAGAAACAGCGCCGCTATTATAGGCCCTACAGTTAAAGGTCCTGTAGAATGGCCTCAGATTGTTACATCCTATAGTGATTTTACTAACAAGTTTGGATCTACCTTTATTTTTAATAACGGAACAGGTAGTGGAAATGTACAAGGTTTCTTTACTTCAATTGCAGCTTATAATTTCTTTGCAAATGGTGGTGAAACATTATTAGTAACTAGAGTAGCTAGTGGATCCTATGCCCCAGCAACATCTTCATTCATTTCAGGAAGTACAGCAGGAGCTATTGCTAGTGGTAGTGCATTTACATTAACTACTTTCTCTGAAGGTACTATAATGAACAGTACTAGTCCTATTGATATTAGTGGTTCATTAGCAAGTGGTTCAGTAGATAATATTAGATTCCAAATTGCTAACTCTAATACCTCATCTGGTACATTTGATGTGTATATTAGACAAGGTAATGACAATACTGCTAATCCTATTATTTTAGAAACATGGACTGGTTTATCATTAGATCCTACAGCTCCAAACTTTATTTCTAGAGTAATTGGTGATTCTTATCAAGCATTAGATACTGTTAATAATCAAATGGTTTCTTACGGAGTATATAAAAATAATTCTAGATATGTTTATGTATCTAGTATTAACCCATACTTCTTAATGCCTAACTATTTTGATAATAATGGTAATGCAAATGCAGCTTATGCTCCTTATATGCCTGCTAATGTGCCTGTAAGTGGTACATTTGGTGCTGCTACTGGTACAATTACTTCAAGTGCTTTATTCTATGAAAATATTAGTGGTGTAAACACTCAAGGATTAGTAGCTAATAACTATACAAATTCAATTGCATTATTAGCTAACCAAGATGATTACCAATTTAACGTATTAGTAACTCCTGGTTTATTTGGCTCTAATGCAAATTATAACGCATTACAAACTACAATTATTAATAATACACAAAACAGAGGTGATAATATTTACGTAGTAGATTTAGTACCTTATAGTTCAAGTGTTGATACAGTAACTTCTCAAGCTCAAAGTAGAAATACTTCATATGCTGCTGCTTACTGGCCTTGGGTTCAAACAATCGACCCAGATTCAGGTCAATTTGTGTGGGTTCCTGCTTCAACAATGATCCCAGGTGTATATGCATACAACGACACAGTAAGTGAACCATGGTTTGCACCTGCAGGTATTAATAGAGGTGGTTTAACTCAAGTAATTAGAGCTGAAAGAAAATTAACTCAAACTCAAAGAGATAACCTATATACAGGCAACGTAAACCCAATCGCTACATTCCCAGCAACAGGTGTTGTAGTGTATGGTCAGAAAACATTACAGAAAAAAGCATCTGCTCTTGATCGTGTAAATGTTCGTAGATTATTAATTGCTCTTAAAAATTATATTTCAGAAGTAGCTCAAAACTTAGTATTCGAACAAAATACTATTGCTACTAGAAATGCTTTTTTAGCAGCAGTTAATCCATACTTAGAAACAGTACAACAAAAACAAGGTTTGTATGCGTTTAAAGTAATTATGGATGACAGTAATAACCCTGCAGAAGTAATTGACAGAAACCAAATGGTAGGTCAAATTTATATCCAACCTACTAAAACGGCTGAATTTATTTACTTGGATTTCAACATCTTACCAACAGGTGCTACTTTCCCAGCATAATTTTTTAAATATTGAATATTTATAACAAAACAAATAGATAAGCAAAATGGCAATATTAGATTCCAACGAAATATTTTTCACCGCGTTTGAACCAAAACAGGCGAATAGATTTATCATGTATATTGATGGGATTCCATCATACGAGATTAAAGGTGTAAGTGCAGTCACTGTAAACTCAGGTACTGTTCAATTAAACCACATTAACGTTCAACGTTATGTTAAAGGTGTAACTAAATGGGATCCTATTACCTTTACACTATTTGATCCTATTGTACCTTCAGGTGCTCAAGCTGTAATGGAATGGGTACGTTTACACCACGAATCAGTAACTGGTCGTGATGGTTATTCTGATATGTACAAAAAAGATTTAACATTTAACGTATTAGGACCTGTAGGTGATATCGTTTCAGAATGGATTTTAAAAGGATGTTTTATTACAAGTGCAAACTTTGGTGAATACAAC